AATGGTAATTAGTTTTTCATTTTCTGTGTGTGTTGTACCATCGGGCAACTGCCATGAAACTTCAGACTTGTATAATTGCCAATGTCCATTTTCATTTTTTCCAGTAACAACATATCCATAATCATTGATGTACATGGATACCAGATTAAGAAGATATGATGGTGTATAGACTTGATTTGATGAACTAACAAAGCCATCTTTCCAGACATATTTTGTTTGTGTTAAATACCTTCCAGTCCATCTTGGATTAGGCACTTTCAAAGTTTCTTTCACAAGTTTTCTGTTCAATAGCAAGTCATTAATTACTCTTCCATTGATTACAAATTTGCTCAAGTCATTCCACATTTCTTGTGGAATCCCAGTAATACTTTTGTCTAAAATCATTGTGTGTTTTTTTTTAATTAATAATTATCTGATTGCATACTTACCATAGTTTGGATACAAGTCAAAATACATTCGCATCATAATCATATCAGCAAAGTCTGGAGAATATCCATGTTGCTTTTTGATTTCATCTTTGCTGGTGACTTGCTTCTTCTTTTCTTTATCTACATTCGATTCACGCACAACTTCCATTTGCTGAATTATTTCTTCTTTGAATTTGCTTGTGCAGATTGTGATTCCATTTGCATTTATTTTCTCACCAAGTTTGAAATAGCATTCTGCTTTCAAGTTCATGTATGTTTCATTGTCTACTGCTCTACCACCATTGTTGAATGCTCTACATTTCAGTATTCCAACAACACCAATTCCTAAACCATCAGCATCCACAACAATATTAGCCAGACGAACATTCCTTTCTTTTGCTAAATTACGAATGAAATCTGCAACTTCATTTGGATACTTTTTTTCCAGCATGAAGATATCAACCAATGACCATCCATTCCACAAACCAATGATTGTTTTATCATCACCAAGTCCAGCAATGTCAGCAGTGATGTGCATAGTGTTTCCAATAATTTCATTTCTGAAACAGCGCAGCAAATCATCATAGTAAAATAATCTATCATTGCTTTCATCATAATCCCAATCACCTTCCTTCAATCTCTTTCTATCTCTTTCTGGAAGTCTGGATAGCTTTTCAAGATATGCTTCTGGAAGGTATTCATTATCTGATGGTAGTGCTTTGATAAAGAATCTATCTTCACGAATGGTGTTCTTTCTGTCAGCATCAAAATAATCTGAATATAACCATCCTTTTGTTGGATTACATGACAGCAATCCTTTTGGAACATTATGAATCAGATTATATCTAACACGAGAATCAAGGATGTCAACTGCTTTCTTACTTACTTCTGCTGCTTCATCTACAAAATAGTCTGTGATTTCAATCGAACCAAGCCTTGTGTATTCAGCATCTGATGGTTTGTATGCTAAATCAAGAAGCATAATTTCAGAACCATTATAGAACTTTATGATATGGTCAGACATGTTATAAGTGTAATGAATGCCATTTACCAATTTCATGTTGTTCGCAATACTCCAGAATGTAGCCATTGTAGATTGTCTCAATCTTTTCAATTCTGCTCTGGCAATTACTCCACGAGTATTAGGATATTTTAATCTTCTGTTGATTTGCCATGAGCATCCAAGAAATGTTTTTCCACCACCAGCAGCACCACCATACAACACTGTTTCAATATTGCATGATGGTGATAAAGCAGTTAATGCTTCTTCTTGTCTGGCAGTATAATTAGGAAGGTACATTATGCTTTAAATAATTAAATATATATGCTATCACATCAACTGTCCATCCATTTCCAAGCATTCGATATCTTTGCGTATCACTAACACCTTCAGTATATCCATCCTTAACTGTTTGCAATCTTTCGCATTCGATTGGTGTTAGTCTGCGGATTCTACTTGTGTTTATTATTAAATCAGATTTGTTTGCACAAAGAGCCGGTGTTATTCCTTTTACATCATAGATTCTATTTTGCTGATATGGTTGAATACCACCACTTTCTTTTGATGTATTTAATTGCGTAACTTCTCGAACTAAAATTCTTTCATCCGCACTTGTGCTTGTAAGTGTTGGTGCAATACCATCTTCATCATATACTCTATTTGTTTTATCAAATACACTTTCTTTCTCTTCAAAAGTCATTATTGATTCATCAAATTCATTCGTATTAATTTGAAGCAATTCTTTTAGTTTCATCCAAATATCTTTATCTGGAATCGAAAAATAATTGTCAGTTCTAAACCAATGGTCAACCATTGTTTTTGGAATATTTAAGTGATTTGCAATTTGCTGATTATTTATTTTTTTATGTTCCTTCAATATTTTTTGTAATCCTAAAATATCAACATCATACTTTCTAACACTTACAATTTCAGGAATAATGTGTTGAATAATTCTACTTGTAGAGCTTGGTGGCATTGTGTTGTGTACGATTAAGTCATCAACACCGGAACCACCTATTTTTAAGCAATTACCTTTTTGCAATTCGTTTGGTATTCTTGGTATGAATGGATGATTTTCTTCTATTCTTTTAAATATGAATGAATTTTCTTTCAAAAAATACTTTTCATCAACTTCACTTTCCAAAATATCTTTTAGCAAAATACCTTTGTCCTTTGGCTGAATAATTACACTTTCCAAATCTCCAAATAGTCCAGCAGGTTTCATCCCAATATTTGTCCAGTACAATCTTCTTCTATTCTGTGCACTCACAAGTGAAGAATTTATTTCGATAGGATTAACACCAATTGCTTTGCTCAACACTTTTTCCCATTTCTCTCCCATCATTACATTCTCAAGTAAAAATTTAATATCTGGATTCAAATTCCGTAAATCATTTAGGATTCTCATATATTCCCAAAATAAATAAGACTGACCTTCAAATTCAAAGTTCTGATTTTTTAATTGTAGATATTGCTCAAGAGATAATATTTCAATTTCATCCTTTGTAGACATTCCTTTTCGCTTACCAGCGAAAGAAAAAGATTGACAAGGTGAACCACCAATGAGCAAATCTATTTTATCCAGTGTGTGAACATCTACATTAACAACTGATCCAAGCTGGACAGTATTTGGATAGTTCTTTTGAGTAATTGAAATTGCATGTTTATCAATTTCAGAAGCATAATAGTTATCTATTTTAATACCTGTACGTTCTAATGCCTGTTGTCCACATGACATCCCATCAAATAGTGATAATACATTCATTGTTGTTGTTGATTATGTTATAAGTATTATTAGCAATATACATTAGTATTTTTTCTTTGTTTTTCCAGTGAAGATAAAACCAGTTGTTGTGCTGAAATTCTTTGCTGCAAAGATAAAATGTAATCATCAATCTCTTGTTTGGTATGAGCAACATAGTATCCATCACTTGATGCACATAAACATTCCACAAGATTGTGAACACGAATGTAGTTAATCAACTTTCTAATTCTTGGTGCTGATATTTTGATTCCATCTCGTAGAAAGTTTGCAATGATTTCTTGATTTGTGATGGCATCAGATTTACCAATTCTAAACTGGAGCATGAAACAGAATGCTGATATCAACTTTGTTTCTTCTTTTGTAATCACTGCTGTATATTCTTCAAATCCTTTTATCATTTTTGTATTTGTTTTTTTAAATAGTCAACATACATTATCTTCTTCATTTCATTTTTTACATCTTGCTGGTGCAATTCATACAATCTGGGATTGCTTTTTAACTTTGCGTATTTAGTCCTTGTCAATTCCTTTTCATGCACAATATTCTTTTTGGCAATTGATTTGAAATTTGACCATTCTAAATCACTCCAGAATGCATCTGTCACCAGTTGATGTTTGTAGAGATTATCAAACCAGACAGAACCAAGCAATGATGCAGTCATGTAATTTCCTTTTCTTGCTTTTTCAATGTCTGTATTCAATGATGTCATAAACATTTGCTTTTCATCATAGGTAGTAGATGATGCAAGTTGATGTGATGGTTCTATGTAATTAATATTTACTTCATTCCATTTTTTAATTGCTTCCAGTCTCAATTCATAATAGTCACTTAAGACAGCACCAACATACATAGCATCAAAAGATTTGAATGGATTATGTCTGGCTTTCAATTTTCCAGCAGCATTAAATTCAAATGCCAGTTTGAAATCAGCAACTGTACACCATGACATATTATCAATTATAAACGCATTCAGTTGTTGGATTGGTTCAATCATATCTGGCTGTGGAATACCATGAAAAACAAGTTGTGCAAAAAACTCAACTGCAAATTCTTTCACAGAAATCATTGCCAGTAATGAAGATGATTCCCTTGCAACAATTATTTTTCTGTAATCTACATTATTGACCTTTGTCAAATTGTGCAAGGATGTTTTCAAGTCCTTGTCTGGATGTACCTTTTCCAAATTGTCCATTGCTCAATGTTTTAATAGTTACAAATTTGCTCATATCCCATGCTGCAACTGCTGCTCTTTTCCAATCCTTCATTTTCTTATTTCCATATTTCCAATCCTTCAATTCATAATGTGCTATGAACTTTGATGCAAATCTTTCTGCATCTTCATCACTGCCATCTGTTTTTGATTTGAAATACTGCATGACTTCTTCTTTGTCTGGTGGTGTGAATATTGTTTTTTCTTTGATATATAATTCCAGAAGTCTAATGCATTCATCTGGTGAAATCAAATCATCTGTTGTTGGTGTTGCATTCTTGTAGAAGAATTGTTCCGCTTTGTTCATGTGTTTATTTTATTAGTGGTTTGCAAATTTCATCCAGTGAATAGATTTTACGTTCATGAAAATACTCATTCAAGGAAAGTAAGAATGAAGCAATCTTCTTGTCATAGATAGCATTGTTGCATTTTCTATTCGCATAGATAATTGTTGAATGGTCTCTGTTAAAAATCAATCCAATCTTCTGAAGTGATATAGTGCCATTGAAATGGTTATGCAGTGCATAGATTGCTACTTGTCTAATGAATACAATTGGCTGTAATCTGCTTGTAGATTTTATATCCTTATCAGATACACCAAAGTATATCATTGACCATTCCATTATCAATCCATAGATGCGTAATACTTCTGCTTCCTTTATCGCAGCATTTTTTTGCAATGGCATTTTCGTGAATGCACGAACAAAATCTTCAATCTTGTCTTCCTTCACCATTGGTAGAAGTTGCTTGATGAATACTGTATCTATACTCATGTTCTGTTGTTAGTTTTATAATTTGTGTTATGTCTGTTTTCGTGTGGTAAGCAATTACTACTATCTGGTCAACAGATAATTTGCTTGGTTTTTTTATGTAGAGATTTGCCGTATTTCTATGGATTCCAAGAAGTGCAGCAAATGATGCTGCATTCTTGAAATTCTTTTTGACAAATGTCTTCCATTTAGAATGGTAAGTCATCATCTGGATATGATTCAGCAATGTCACTGCTTTCAGTAACTGCTGGTGTGTTAATTGTTGGTGGTGTAGAATTGCTTTGTTCTTTCGCCAGTGCTACTTGATGCGTTAGAAAATCTTGTAGAGATTGATACTCTGGTGTTGCTGCTATTTTTTCTTGCAAGAACTTTGGCAACTTATTGTAGATATCAAAATCAAAGTTGGAATACATCAAACATTGTGATGGATTGATTTGAACTGGTGATTCCATTCCCATAATCAATGGTGATGCATTGTGTATGTTAGCATATGTTGTATCACCAACATTCTTGTGAACTATGTTCAGCAGACATGACATCCCAATAAGATTAGTGATGTCAAAATCATAGGCTTCCCTTCCAATAATTTCTCTACCAATCATTCCGCTAATGAACTTTCTAAGGTTAGCATTGTCAGACATTGATAAAGTGTATTCATTGCTAATTACCATTGGCTGCTCACCTTTGATTGGGTCAAATATTCGCATCATGTTTGGAAGTTCAAATGTGATTCTCACTTTCTTCAATCGTTTTTCTTCACCTTCAAAAGTGCTTTTGCAAGTGCCAATTTCAATTACTGAATAGCAAGTTGCTACGTGTGTTCCTTGTGCAATTACTTCACGTTCTTTTTGCTGTCCACCAGCATAGATTCCTTTTTTCTGATTCATTTTGTTTTGATTAAATTGATTTTTATAAATAGTAAATTTTTCTGCTAATTGAATATCTCTTATATCCCATTCATCTAAGCAGATATTGTTATTTGTTTTTTCCAAGTGTAATTGCAATTGATTGCTTTCCTTCTATTTTAGTTGCTGGTTCAATCTGCAATCCATCTTCATCATACATCTTAGAATTTACTGCCAATTGTGAAAGCTCTTGCATTGTCTTCAATTTAGCAGATAGATGCTGTACTTGCATACACTTTGAATAATCCCATCTGGATGGCGCTGATTTCATTTCAACAGTAGCACCATAAGCAACAAATGATTTCTGATTGTATTTTAATCCTTCATCAATTGCCAATTCTTGTACTTTATCAATTGCTTCCTTGATTACCTTTTCTATGGTCTTCAATTGAACATATGATTCAATTGCATTCATCTTACCTTCTATTGCATAATCTTTGATTATAGCAATGTCGTATAGTGCTGAACTTAGATATAGTGAATTATCCATCTTATTTTTGATTTAATTGATTCATCATTCCTTTTGCAATGGCAACAGACTTGCTGCAAATCTCTTCAATAGACATCATCTCAAGTGATGTCATCATTAGTTGACTTAAAGCTATTCCAGCATAATAATCTATTCTGGTATCGTCATTCTCAACTTCAAGTTCATTGTGCTTTAATCTGTCAGTGACAACTTCATCATTGATGATATGACTTACCATATCTATTCCATACAGCATGTTATTTTCACACACAAGAAATGTATCACCATCTGTACAAACATAATTAACAGTCAATGATGGTGCTTTCATTATCTCCACCCACAACACATCATTGTATTTCTGCACTGGAATCAAATCAGATTTCAGAACTATCTTGTCTCCTTCTTTCAATTGCAATTTTGCTTTTGATTTAGCCAGATATTTATCTTCACCATCTCTTAATGAATTATGGATTTCTATCCAATATTTATGTCCTTCTGGAGTATGTGCAAATGAAAATGATTGGCGAAGTATAGAAGTAATACTTTCATCATCAAAATGAATAGGAGTAATTAAATCAACTTCTTCAGTATTTTCCATAGCTTGTGTTCGAACTGGTTCTACCAGTTTATCAAAGAAATCATATTTAGATTTCAGTGTTGTGTTGTTGTTTTCTTTTGACATTGTAAATTGTTTTATGTTTATTAATTTATAAAAATCTCTTCGCAAAGCGCTGGAGTAATTGGTTCAAATATTAGACTTTCAATTGTGAATATGTGTGACTGTTTGGTATCTGTGATGGCTGCTGTGAATGTTATTATCCATCCATTGTATTCGAATGATTCTTCAATTAACCAGACAGTTTCATCTGGTTCTTGTGATTCCAGAAGCAGACTTCTAACATGCTCCATTATGATTTGCATATTCCTTTTGTCAATGAACTTCATTTCTATACTTTCTGTGCTCATGGTTCTGGATTGATTGTAATTGAATTTAGCATGATAGCATTCGTCAACTGGTGCTCACCATCTCTGGAGACAAATGCAGCAATAAAAGCAAATCTTTCTGATGGTGTATACCTTCTGTACTTTGAATGAATAGTTGCTGCTGTGATGATTTCAAGAAGCATACTATTGTATTCAGCAGATACTGAATCAACAGTCAAGTGCATTGAATGATTAGTTGTTCCGTCACTCCTTCCATAAACCACATAACCAAAGTTCTTTGGATTGATGCCTACTTGTTTTTTAAATGCTGACCATGCAGCCAATTCAAGTTCTGTTTTCATTGTTGTTGTTTTTAAAATTGTTTCTATTTATATGTTAACGTATACTTCTATTACATGACCATTAGTGTTGACAATGGTATCTACTACATGTTGAATAGGTTCATTGTTTTTGCGGATATAATCTGCTTTTCTATAGCTGTCATGACTTATGATTTCACCAGTAACTGTTTTTTCATATCCAATACCATCATAGTATGTAAATGATTGACTTGTACCATGAGTAGTTAGTTCAACTTCTTCTGAAAAATTACTTCCGCAATCAATGAGATATTGTTCTGCTGCAATAAGAACATCTTCAAATGATAGATTGATTTGTTGTGCTGATTTTCAAAAGCATGGGCAAATATATGTACATTGTTTCTGAAAAAACAAATAATAATGCAAAATAATTTGTAACTGATTGAAAGTCAACTAAAAAAAAATAAAGATTTGTGCTGAAATGACAGAAGAATTTGTACAAATAGCAGTAGTTAACTATCTCAAATACCAATATCCCAATGCTCTTTATTGTGCCAGTGCTGGTGGTGTAAGAACCAGCATCAAACAAGCAATAAAAATGAAACGCACTGGATATGTGAAGGGATTTCCAGACTTGTTCATTTACGAATCAAGGAAAGGTTATCATGGATTAGCAATTGAACTGAAGACAACTAAAGGTACAGCACAAGCATCACAAAAGGAATGGATAAAGAAACTATGTGATAATGGATATTATGCAAAGGTGTGCAAAGGAACACCAGAAGCATTGTCATTGATACAATGGTACATGAATGAGTAACATTTCAAAAAACATGAAACAATCCAAATCATTTCACGAAAGATGAAACAAGATGATGAATCATTCAATGACCAATATAACCATCATAGAGCAACAATTTATTTCATGACAGAATCAGAATTGAGAATGTTGACATTGCCATCAGTAGATTACCAGAGCACGAAAGAATAATATTTGAAGAATACTTACAGCCAGATTTCAGCTACGAATATTGGAGTGGTATTGCTGGAGTGAATGTTGAGTACATGTATAAATACATCAATCATATAAAATCTAAAATCAAAAAATATGTGGTTCGCATCGAAAGAAATCATTGAAGAAAGAAGAGCAATTTGCAAAGATTGCAAGTTTGCTCAAAAGTTTGCCAAAGGAACATGGTGTGGTACACCAGTAATTGGTGGCACTGTAACTTTTAAGAAAAAGAAACACAAGTTATGTGGCTGCAACATGACTGTGAAAACTGCATTCAGAAATGTTGAATGTTCAGTTGGCAAATGGTCTGCTGTAGGTGATATGACAGCAGAACAAAAAGAAGAAGCAAGAGCATTCTTAAAAACCATCAACACTGATTATATCAGTAGAGAAGATTTATTGAAGATATATGACCTTGCATTCATTGCTACTGGTCATAAGTTGCCAATATCCAATTGTGCACCATGTGTGAAAGACTTGCTAACAAAATTGAAATCTGATGTAGGATAGTATAAATTTGAATCTTCAATGCTTTTGGAAAGTAGAGCGCATTCCTATTTTCGCAGTTTATTTATTAATTTTACAATTGAGCAGTCTTAAACGTAGGACTGCTTTTTTGTTTCTAACAATTTCTGTTCGAAATGTTGGCAATTAAATTGTGTAGTTTGAAATATCAAATCAATATTTGCATCAGTTATGGTCGGGCGAATGACAGCAGCATAACTTGAAATAAAAGCACTACTGTGGGAAATTGACAAAGTGCATTGGTAGTATAAAGGATGAAGCCAAAGGTCAATAGGTGTACATACAGCATCTTTAAGTTGAATCCAAGTGTTGTCACGTATGTGAATGAACAACATCTCTGATGGTGACGGATACTCTGAAAAGTATAAGTTAGAAATCAAAGGAGCATAAGCATCTGTGACTAACAGCAAGGATGTCGTATGCTCTTTTAGTTCGGGATTACAACTGAAAGTATAAGATTATGGATACAGATATAATAGGTGAATCAAAGACAAATGAGATTATTCAAACTGTTGCACAACTTGAATATTCAACACTTGTCAAAGTATTAAAAGCAAAGAATGTTTTTTTCAAATCAGAAAAACAACTGGCTGCATTTGTTCGCAAAAGATTGCACAAATCTATTGGAGCAAATTATATTGAATACTCAATGACTGAAAAAGGAACTAAGAAGAAAACATTCCTATTCCGCATGAACAAAAACATAATCACAGATGGTGATGATGTGAAACTAAATCTGACAATTGATTTTCATGAACATAATTGAAGTAAAGATTGGTGATGTAAAAGCCAATACAAGCAATCCGCGTATCATTAAAGATGATAAGTTTAGCAAGTTGGTGCAATCTATCAAAGACTTTCCAGAGATGCTTAAATTGAGACCTATTGTAGTTGATGAAAACATGGTGGTGCTTGGTGGTAATATGAGATTAAGAGCATCAAAAGATGCTGGTCTCAAGAAAGTACATATCATCATGGCATCTGAACTAACAATAGAGCAACAGAAACAATTCATCATAAAGGACAATATATCATTTGGTCAGTGGGATTGGGATATACTTGCAAATGAATTTGATTCTGGTGAACTTAACGAATGGGGATTGGATGTCTGGAGTGAACCATCAGATGATGATTATCCAATCATTGATGATGACATTGCTGATACTGATTCAGAAAGCAGCAGTGATTCTAAAAAAACAATATCAATTGAATTTGAACCAGAGCATTTGAAACAAGCACAGAAGTTGATTCAGATGTGGAAGGACAAAGGTTTGTATCTTGGTGGATTCATCATTGAAAAACTAAAAGAAGAGAAACTGAAATCATAAGTCTATGACAAATAGTGACATAAATAAAAAAGCAATGATTAATGCTCTGGAGAAATCTTTGGGCATTGTCACTTCTGCATGTAAAGCAGTTGGTATTGCCAGAGAAACGCATTACAGATGGATGCGTGAAGATGAAGACTATTCAACTTTAGTTAAATCAATTGAAGACATTGCACTTGATTTTGCAGAATCACAATTGCACAAGCAGATAAGAGATGGTGAAGTATCATCAACTATTTTTTTCTTGAAGACAAAAGGCAAAAGAAGGGGATACATCGAAAGACAAGAAATTGATTCAAACATTGCTCCAGTTCAAATTACAATCAGTGATAAGATATGATTAATACAGAACTACAACTATCAGATATAACAGTAGGTGAATACATAGGATGGCATTCAGCTACTAATGACATCATGAAGTATCAAGCTATCAGTGGTAAGTCATTTGAAAAAGCAAGAGATACACCACTGGAAGAAATCAATATGGAATTTGACCTATTTGAAAAAGCAATGAATGGTCATGGTGCTGTATTCAAGAATAGATTCACATTGAACGGAACAGACTTTGGATTGATTCCAGACTTCAAGCGAAAGTTAACTGGTGGTGCATTTGCTGACTTGATGCATTTCACTAAGAATGAGAATATCAAGCAAGATATTGCCAAAGTGCTTTGCATTCTCTACAGACCAATCAGTGCAGTTCATGGTGATACTTATGACATTGAAGTGTATGATAGTGCAAAGCATCTGAAGAATGAAGAGCATATGATGAAGTTGACTATGGATGTTGTGAATGGTGTGCTGCTTTTTTTTTCGATTATACGAAAAGACTTACAGAACAATTCCCAAGCATATTTAGACCAGCAGATGAAATTAGTGACGGAGACGATAACGAACTTCAGCAGTCAACAGTAAAAAGCATTTCTGAAATATTTGGATGGTATTATTTCTTCATGGACATATCAGAGAATGATTTGGTCAAATTTAAGTCACTGATATATTATCCAATAGAAGAGTTGATGTACTACTACACATACAGACTTCACCTTAAAAACGCATCGAATGTTAAACAGTTATAGAACAGTAATTGAAAGATTGCGACAATTTGCAGATGGGCATTTCATTCTAAAGAAATTCTATCATGGGCAAATTGATGCAGCAGATTTGGATAAAGAACCAATGTATCCTTTGATGCATGTAATATGCAATGAGATATCACCAAGCGAAGGTATTCTGGATTATCAATTGTCAGTTCGATTCGCTGATATAGGAAGGGATAAAGAAGATAAGACAGAGCACCAAAAGGAAATCATCAGTGACATGAATAGGATTGCACTGCATCTGATTTCTGAAGTTCAGAATGGGCAAATATTATTTGGTGATGATGCGGAAATAGTTGACCAAAGAGCATCTATACTTCCATTCGCTGAAGAATTTATGCATAGGTTAACTGGTGTGCAACTTGATTTTACTTTGAGATTACCATATGACTGGTCAGCATGTGATATACCAGCAGACTATTCACCAAACATTTCTGATAATCCAGAAGTAGGTGGTGGTGTACTCACTAAAATTGGTGTGTATAATGATGGGACATTTGTTGGATATACTTCCTTTCTTGATTTCAGTGATGATTTCATAGCAACTGTCAATGGGAATAAAATTGAAATAGTATTTAATGGAAGTGCTGGTGGTGGTACATTAACTGCTATTCCATTTTCTACTGACCATACAACAGCTAATGGAAATGCGTATGCAATAAATGATGTTGTTTATTATCTTGGAAATGTTTACAGATGTATTGCAAACAATGATGCAATTCTACCAACTAACACCACCTATTGGATAAATATTGGCGCTGGATTTCCATTGATTGAGAATCCAAGTGATTGGAATGCTACAAGTGGGAATAATCAAATATTAAACAAACCAACTATTCCAACATCCACAAGTGAGTTAACTAATGATGGTGAAGATGGCACTAATCCATTCATCACTGCATTAGATATTCCATCATTGACTGGATATGTTCCTTATACTGGTGCTACAACTGATGTTGATTTAGGAACACATAACTTAACTGCTGACCATATTGCTTTAAATACTAATCCATCTGGTGCTGGATTTGTAGTTGGTGCTACTGAATGGAATAATACTATAGGTAGTTCACAAACTTTATTGAAAGGTGGCAATGTCACTTTGAAAAATGGTGTTGATTTAGTAGCAAGAATTGTAAATAAAGTTACTCCTAACACAACACTTACAAAAGCCAACTATCAAGCAGTAAGAGTTAGTGGTGCTACTGGTGGAAGATTATCTGTTGAATTAGCCAGAGCGAATAATGATGCTAATTCAGCAGATACAATTGGATTAGTTTGTGAAACGATTGCAACAAATCAAGAAGGATTTATTATTACTGTTGGTCAGCTATTGGACATCAACACAACTGGAAGTCTGCAAGGTGAAACATGGGTGGATGGTGATGTGCTATACTTATCACCTACTACTGCTGGAAGAATTACAAAAGTAAAACCAACTGGTGTTGGTCATATAGTGGTGATTGGATATGTGGAGTATGCACATGCTGTTAATGGGGCAATCTACGTGAAGGTTATGAATGGATGGGAATTGGATGAA